CTGGCGGTGGTCGTGGTTAATGTGTGGCCGCCATTAGTTGTATTCTGTACGACCTCTTATAACTTTGCATTACTGCAAATGAGATATTAATAAAACTTTACATTAGTTCTTTATTGCTATTCTCTGGCGGGTGCTTGCTTTTGTTTATGCTTGCCTGTTTGCTGGCCTCCTGGACTGAATCCCAGGCAATCCAGCAATTGAGCACATTTTTAATATGATGCAGGCCAGCCACCCCAGGCCCTCCCCTCCCTTAGTTGCATTAATGGTTGCAAATATATAAAAATCTTCTTTTTATAGAGGATTTCCAGGGGGGCAATGGGGAAAAGTAGCCGAATCAGTATCGATAACCCCCCTTAATCGTGAGACCCAAAAAGGGATTATTACGAGAGAGGCTTATCGAGGTAAGCTGAAAGAATATTGGTAGAGAAGGTATGTAAGGTTAAAGGTTATTTGAAGTTAATTCTCTGTAAGATTCTTGCCTAAGGAATCTCCTTAACGTCTCTAATCTAAGCATGGTTTGCTAAAATGGCAAGTGTTGTTTTACACAAATGTAAATATGAAAGGATACAAGACGATGGAAACTGAGTTAGCGGAGTTTCAGATTAACTATGGGAAGGAGGAGAAAGATTTAACACCGAAGGAGAGGTATAGTTACAAGAGAAGCATGAGAAGGATAAGAGCAAAGTATGGGATAACGGATGGATTAAGAGCAGATAGAGAACAATTTAAAGAATATTTACGGAAGCGTAGAGAAGAGGATGCAAAACAGCGTCCAGGACGTTACTTTAGTAGATAGATACCTGTAACACTCTTATGGCCTACGGAAAACCAAAGAAAGTGAAGCCTTTAAAGAAAGTAAAAGGAGGTAAGAAGTAATGCCGAAAGCAAAATATTCGGCAAAGCAAAGAAAGCTTGCAGCTACAGCAGCACCTAAAGACAAGATTACAGGTGCAGATCTAAAAAAATTACGTTTTAAGAGGAAGAAAAAGTAATGGCTAAACGAGGACTTTATGCAAACATCCATGCAAAAAGAAAAAGGATTAAGGCTGGCTCTGGAGAAAAGATGAGAAAGCCTGGAAGTAAGGGAGCACCTACTGCTGCAAACTTTAAAAGAGCTGCAAAAACCGCTAAAAAGCGGTAATGTTTACATAACCCTTGTAGCTTGCTGCTTGGTCGTGGTCAGCGGGGGTTCTTCAAAACCCCTTATTGCCTATGAGGGGTTTTGTTGTATTTAATTTATTAAAGATTATGCCTTATTTAACAAACAATCAACGTCTTGATCTTGGTTTAGAAGGAGCATGCGTTGTTAAGGATACTACCCTTAAAGCAAAAAAGCCTGCTAATTATTATGTACAGGATGCACCAGTGGTAGAAGAAAAGAAAAAAGAAGAAAAGAAGAGTGAATAATGCAAGAACTATGGGAGCCACTTCCTAAAGTTTTAAGAGATAGCTTTCCTAATTTCACTTGTTATCTATTAAGGGAATTAGGATTAGCTAATACACCTACTCGTCAACAGTTAAAGGTATGTGAATGGATGCAAAATGGGCCTGATAAAAGCCTTACTGTTGCATTTCGTGGGTTAGGTAAATCAATTCTTGCGTCTTTTTATGCGTTATGGCGATTAAGAGTTGATCCGAATGAAAAAATTCTTGTTGTCTCAGCTACTGCTGTAAAAGCTACTGATTTTTCTGCTTTTATGTTGAGATGTATTGGTGAAATAGATATTCTTAACTGTCTTATGCCAGGTAATACCGATAGATTTAGTAATGTTGCTTTTGATGTCGCTCCAGGATCTAAAGAACAGTCTCCTTCTGTTAGATCAATGGGTATTATGGGTCAAACCACAGGTCAGCGTTGTACTTGTGCAATATTAGATGACGTTGAAACTTTAGCTAATGTCATAACACAATTAAAACAGGAAAGAGTTGCACATGCTGTTGAAGAAATACAGTCAATAATTAAACCTGAAGAAGGACAATTATTACCTCGTAAGATTTTATATCTTGGTACACCTCATACAGAAACAAGTATATATTTACGTCTTGTGAGAGAAAGGAATTATTCTGCTCGTTACTGGCCTGCGTTGTATCCGAAGGAGTTGGATTGCTACGAGGGCAACCTCGATCCTACGATCCAGGAGGAGGTCATCTCTAACCCCAGCCTCGTGCATGAGCCTACAGATCCAGAACGGTTTGGTCATGAAGATATTCTCCAGAGAAAAGCCTCTATGACTAAGGCTTCTTTTGAGTTGCAGTTCATGCTTAATACCAGATTAGCTAACTTAGATAGATTTCCAATACGTCTTGGTGATCTTATGGTTATGGATATAGATGGTACTGCTTTACCTGAAACTGTGGTTTGGTCTAATCAACCTGATCAACGATTACAAGATTTAGTTTGTGTTGGTATGGGTTCTGACAGGTTTTATCACAAACCTATATTTCAAAATGGCTGGGTATCAAAACAAGAAGAATGGAGATGTGTGTTAGCAATAGATCCAGCAGGCCGAGGTCAAGATGAATTAGCTTGGGCTGTTGTCGCTGAATTAAACGGTAATATGTTTCTTTTAGAGTCAGGTGGCTCTACTCTTGGCTATGCAGATGAAGTTTTAAAATTTTTAGCTGATGTAGCACATAAATGGGATGTAAATTATGTAATTGCTGAATCTAATATGGGTGACGGCATGTTTTCTGCATTACTTAAACCGCATTTATTAAGAACCCATCCTGTAACTATTGAAGAGGTTAGGCATAACATTAGAAAAGAGCATAGACTTTGTGATGTATTAGGCCCATTGATACAACAGCATAGATTAGTTGTTACAAGTAAAGTTATAAGAAATGATTACAGGTTACATGACGATGATCCTGAGCATGGTTACTCCAGGAGTTTATTTTTTCAGGCAAGTCGGCTTACCGCAGAAAAAGGATGCTTAAGTTTTGACGATAGATTAGATGCTTTAGCTATTGCATGTGGATTTTTTGTCGAATCTGCCGCACAAGATCAAATTTTGGCACAAAAAGCCAGAACTGATGAATTAGCAGAAGCAGAATTAGATGCCTGGATGGATGAAACAGTAGGTTCTATTGATGCAATATGTATGGGTTGGACTAGAAAACCTATTACAGGTAAATCTTATGGCGGTGTTAAGAGGCTGACGGTGGGACAGTAAGAGGTACGACTTTATCTGCAAGGTTAGAAAAATCTAATTTATTTTTTAATTTTTTTAATGTACTGCCTTCTGCTGCTGTAGCAGTTACATTATTTTGCTTTAAAAGCTGCATTGCTTCTTGTCTTGCCTTACGATCTCCGTCTCTTAAATCTTCTAGTACTTGTTCTGCTACTAATTCGTGCATTTCTGCGTAAAGTTCTGATAATTCAGCCATTTTGTTTACATATATGCAATATATTATTTATATTATGCCAAAAGGTTACATATTTCATGTAAAAAGGGTAATCTAAAGAGTATTACACCTCTGTAATGTCTTATTTTCCAACTATTGATAAGAAATTACTTGCTGTTTTAGCAGAAAAGTTTCCAGATAAGTCACCAAGCCTTGATCTGAGTGACAAAGAGGTGTGGTTTAGAGCTGGTCAAGCATCTGTTGTTAGGTATTTGATAGCTCAACATGAAGCCCAAGAACAAAATCCTTTAAATTTGGAGGTTATCTGATGTGTTTTGGTGGTGGTAGTCCAGGAACAATCACAAAACCAGACTATAACGCTTATGACAAGCAGTTTGATTTGCAAAAAGAAGCAATTCAAGCACAAATGAATAATGAAACTATGTTGATACAAAATCAATTAACAGCTTCATTACGAGAAAAACAAGATGTCTTGCAAGCGTTAAACACACAAAAACAGATAACAGCTAACAATGTTGATCGTCAGGTTAGGCAATTAATGGCTTTAGCTGGGCCTCCACCTCCAGAGAAAAGTGCAGAACCACCAAAAATAGGTGCTGATGCAAGAGGAATTAAGGGAAAAGGTAGAAGTGGTTTGCGAATACGCAGAAAAACAGCTACAAAACAAGGTTCTGGTTCTGGTCTAAACCTCACTTACAACACTTAGGAGTTTAATTATGTGTTTTGGTACACCGCAAGCCCCAAATATTGTTTATAAAGGGCCAAGCGATGAAGAAATTGCAATGAACCAGGCTTCTTTAGATGCTTTTAAAGAGCAAATGGCTACACAGCAGCAAACTTTTCAGACACAATTACAGAGTCAAATTGATGCTGCTAATGCTCAAACAGCACAGCTCCAGGAACAACTTGGAAATGAACAAGCTGCTGCCGCTGCTGCCGCTGCTGCTCAACAAACTTCTACTTACGCTACAACGACTCAGCAGGCAGAATTACCAACAAATGCACAAACTACTGCTGCAAAACCTAAAAAAAATAAACCTACAAAAACTTTAAAAATTAATAGATCATTAATGGCAGCTAGTGAAGGTGCTGGCCTTAACATAGGAGTTTAATTATGTGTGCACCAGCAGTAATACCAATAGCAAAATATGTTGGAGGGGCTTTAGCAGTAAATGAAGGAGTTAAAGCTGTAGAAAGAGAAAAACAACATCAAGTTGATAAAGCAGCAGCTAGAGCACAGGCAGAAGCAGATCGTTTAGCAGCACAAAAGAAAGCTGAATTGGAAAGGTTAAAGATACAAAGAGAGGCTACTGCTGCACAACAACAAGCTAGTTTACAAGCAATGCAGGCAGAGCAAGCACAAATAATTGAAGGGCAAAAATCACAAGCTGCAAGTTTAAGAGCAGAGCAAGAGCAAATATTAGGAGGTATAAGAGCTAGAGGACAAGCTGTTACTGGTTCTTTGAAAATATTATCTGAAGATCCAAGACGAGCACAAACAGCTCAAGTTGATACAAGAAACAAAACAAGGCGAGGTGCTAAAACTACACGCACATCATTAAAAATTGGTTCTGGCAGTCAGTCTGACGCTGGCTCTGGTGCAAACATTTCTGTCTAATTATGGTTTACTCTAAATCTGCTGCAATGGCTGAAAAGTTCTATAGAACACATGAACAAGATAGAAATTATCATCTTGATCGTGCTAGAACTTGTGCCAGGTTAACAATGCCATATTTAATACCTGAGTCAGCAGAACCTACATATAATTCTAAAGAAAATTATCCTGTTCCCTGGAACGGTATTGGGCCAAGAGGTGTTCTTAATCTTGCAAGTCGTATGCTGCTTGCTTTGTTACCTCCAACTCAACAGATGTTTAGGTTTTCATTAGATGAAGGAGAGTTAGCAAAACAAGGTGTTGGGCCTGATGAAAAATCTGCTACAGAAGAAGCATTAAGCAAAATAGAAAGAATGGTATTAAGGGAAATAGAAGCTAGTAATGACAGAGTTGTTTTTCATGAAGCCTTATTGCATTTAATTGTTAGTGGTAATGCAATGCTTTATGTAGCAAGTGAAGGTTTGCGTGTATTTCATTTAAATAGATTTGTAATAACAAGAGATCCAATGGGTAATCCTATGGAATCTGTTATTTGCGAAGAACTTGCTTATGAAGTTTTGCCTGCTGTCATTAAAGATATGTTAATGGAAGAAGACGAAGAATTAGCGGGTGTAGAAGAAGATGACTATAACAATCAGCCAGATAGTGAAAAGAAATGTCGGTTATATACGCATATAGAGTGGAGAGATGGTCAAGTTTACTGGCATCAAGAAGTAAAAAATAAGATTGTACCAGGAACAGAAGGCAAAGCACCAAAAGATAGATCACCCTGGTTGCCATTACGCATGACCAGAGTAGATGGACAAGCATACGGTGTGTCTTATGTGGAAAGTGCAGCTTTAGCAGATTTACAAACGGTTGAAGCATTATGCCAGGCAATAGCAGAAGGTGCATTAGCGTCATCTAAAGTTTTATTTCTTACAAAACCTTCAGGAGTTACAAAGGCAGCAGATTTAGCAAGAGCAGCTAACGGATCTTTTGTAACTGGAGATCCAAATGACGTTTTAGCATTGCAAGTACAAAAAAGCCAAGACATGTCAGTTGCAATGCAAGCCAAACAGCAGATAGAAATGCGTTTATCTCAAGCTTTTATGTTAGCTGACATGAGAGATGCAGAAAGAGTTACAGCAGAAGAAGTCAGGTTGCAAGCCTTGCAGATAGAAAATAGTTTAGGTTCTATTTATTCAATTTTAAGTACAGAATTTCAAATACCATACGTTGCTCGTAAGTTAGATATTTTAACTAGAGAAGGCAAAGTGCCAAAATTACCATCTGATTTAGTACAACCAGTAATAACTGTTGGTTTATCAGCCGTAGGTAGAGGTAATGATTTAGAACAGTTAGTCAGGTTTGTGCAAACACTTGGACAAACAATGGGGCCAGAATCTTTAGCAACTTATGTTAAGCCATCTGAATTAATTAAGCGTTTAGCTTATTCAATGGGTATTGACATAGTGGGATTAGTTAAATCTGAGCAAGAGTTGATGCAAGAGATGCAACAACAACAACAACTAGCTCTTGCACAACAAGCTATGCAATCAGGCATGGCTGACCCACAAAAACTTGCTAATGCGGCAAAAATGACGCAAGAAATGCAAGCTCCAACAGAAACACCTACTGAATAACCATGACCGAAACTCCAAACAGCCCACAAATTTCTACACCTGAACAATTAGAAGGTATTGTCGCACCAGGGCAAGAAAATTTATTAGAAGAATTTGTGCAAGAACAAGAAGCTGCACAATCTAATGACAAAATTTTAGGAAAATTCAATTCTCAAGAAGATTTAGCAAAGGCTTATACAGAATTAGAAAAACGTGTTGGGCAACAACAAGAAAAAACAGAAGTAGAACCACCATCTAAGCAACCTGATGAAAACTACACAACAGAAGCAGCTTCTGAACTATACGGAAAAGAATATGTAGAGGCTTTAGCAGAAAAAGGATTAGATATGGCTGACGTTATGAAGAGAGCTGATAGCGGAGAAGATATTAGCGAAAGTTATGAAACTATAGCTGAAGTTTTTAATGTACCTAAAGCAGTAGTAGAAAATTATGTTAATGCTGCACAGCAATCGCAAGCAACTGTTGCTCCTTTAACACCTGAAGATGGAGTGGAAGTAAGAAATGCTATAGGCGGTGATGAAGCATTTAAAGAAGTTACACAATGGGTTGAAAAAAATGTAGATAAAGAAACATTAAATCAATACAATCAGATAGCAGATACAAATAAAGAAGCTGCTACATGGGCATTGAAATATTTTCAGTCACAAATGAAGTCTCCTGGGTCAGTTGTAGAACCAAAACTCTACGGTGGTGGAAATGTACCAGCGGAAAATAAATACGAAAGTAAACAACAAGTGTTAGATGCAATGAATAAAACAAATAGTAAAGGACAAAGATTATATGATGTTGATGAAGCTTATAGAGATAAAGTTGCAAAAATACTACTCAATTCTGACGTTTTTTAGTATATTAAAAACAGTTAGCATTTCAAGCACCAGGCCCGCTTAGGTGGACAACCTGTGGATGTTATTGAATTAGGCGAACTAAAAAGTATTTTGTAAATTTAATTTTTTATCCACATGGCTGTAACTTTAAGCCGTCTGGGTCAGATTAAGGGTTCTGCTGCCACCTGGCAAGCTGGAGCTACTGGTCTTGATACAGATAGAGCCTTAATGCTCAAACTCGGTTCTGCCGAGGTTCTCGATGCTTTTGAAAGAGCTTGCGTTTTTAAAGGCAAAACTAGAGAAAGAAACATAAGAGGAGGCAAATCCGTAGCCTTTCCAATTACAGGCAAGCTAAGTGCTTCCTACCATCAACCAGGCACTGTTATTAGCGGTGACGGCAACGATCCTTCAGATTTAAATGAGCGTATCATTAATCTTGACGCATTAATGGTTGCAGACGTTGCGATCCTGGAAGTTGATGAATTAATGTCTTACTTTGACGTTAGACAAATTTATACAACCGAATTGGGAAGGGCTTTAGCCGTAGAGTATGACAAGCGTGTTGCAAGAATGATTTTTGCTGCTGCTTCTAATTCTACTGAGCCACTTAACAAATCATCTAATGCTGGTAGAACTGGTCAAGGCATAACACTTGGCACAGATTACACAGCTTCTGGCGCAACTCGTCAGGCTAAAGGTGATGCTCTTGTTAACGCTATTTTTGATGCAAGAGTTGGTTTTGAATCTAAGGACGTAAGCATTACAGATATGTGTGCTGTATTTGGCCCAGAAGATTATTACTTAATTACACAATCATCAAGAGCTATCAATGCTGACTTTGGTGGTAGTGGAACTATTGCTGATGGTCGTACCTTGCAAGTTGCTGGTATTCCAATCTTGATGTCTAATCACGTTACACAAGCAAACTATTCATTAGTAGCTGGTGATCATAACTCTGATTACGCACAAAACCTAAGTAAATGCAAAGGTCTTATCTTTAACAAAGAAGCTGTAGGAGTTGTATCACTACTATCTCCACAACTACAAATGACAGGTGAAGAATTTAGAGTACAGCACCAAGCTGATTTAATGGTTGCTCGTCAAGCATTAGGCATGGGTGTTCTAAGAGCTGAATCTGCATGTAAAGTTGTAATCCCATAAATTTGATTTAATATCAAATTGCATACTTTGGTCTAAAAAGAGTCATTTACTGGCTCTTTTTTCTTATTCTTGTAGAATATACTCAACACATGTGTAAATAATCATGGGCATTAGAAACCAATCGGTTACACAGGGTCGTACTACGTTATTAGACGCAGTAAATGTCTTACTGGAAAATATTGGAGAGCAGCCTATAAATAGTTTAGAAACAGAACAAATAGATGATTCAAAGCAAGCAGAAAGAACAATATTAGAATTTCACAAAGAAGGACAAACAAAAGGTTGGAGTTGGAATACAGAATTTCAATATCCTTTTCAAAAAGATTCAAATACTGGAGAAATTATAGTACCAGCTAATATATTGCAATTTGCATTAGATCCATATTTATATGCTGGCCGCTATCAATTACGAGGTCAAAAAATATATGACTTGCAAGAAAGAAGATATACGATGGAAACTACTGTTAATGAAATAAAAGCTGATGTTATATGGTTATTAGCTTGGGATGATGTGCCAGAAGCTTATAACAGATGGGTAACAATTAGAGCTGCAAGAGTATTTTCTGATCGTGTATTAGGATCTGATGCTTTATTCAAATACACATCTAAAGATGAACTTGACGCAAAGATAGTTTTAGAACGTATGGAGCAGCAGCAAGAAGTTCCAAATATTTTAACTGGTGGTCGTAATTATTTGCCATTTCCTACTTATGACCCAGCTATGGGCTTGGCAACAAGAAGAATAGGTACAGCGTATAGGTTATGAGTTCTTTAACAAGTTATTCAATACCAAATTTAGCTCAAGGCATTAGTCAACAACCTGATGCTCAACGTGATCCATCACAGGCAGAAATACAAATCAATGGAATGTCTTCTATTGTAGAAGGCTTAAGAAAAAGAGATTGCAGCGAAACAATAGGTTTAGTTTCTAATAGTAGTTTTGGTGATTGTTTTATTCATAGTATTTTAAGAGATAAAGTAGAAGAATTTTTAGCAGTCATAACATCTAGTACTATCAAAGTTTATGACTTAGAAGGTAATCAAAAAACTGTAAATCCAGCAAGCAATGCTTATAATTATTTATCAACAATAACTGATGCAAAAACTCAGTTAAGAGCTGTTACTATTGCAGATTTTACGTTTATAACTAATACCCTTACAATACCAGCGATGACAAATGACGTTGCACCAGTTGTTGCAAGGTCAACTACACATGAAGCATTAATTTGGGTAAGAGCTGCTACTTACGGACAAACATATAGAGTAAACGTAAACGGAACAGAAGTAACGGTGCAGACTGCGGTTGCACCAGTTGTTGCAAGTGGAAGTACTGTAACAGAAAATAGAATTAGTTCTGAAGATATTGCCACTAATATTATTAATGGTTTTTCATCTTTGTCGGGTGTTAACTTCTCCAGAAGTGGTGCTGTTATACATGTCACATCTAATAATCCAATAACAATATCTGTATCTGATGCCAGATCAAATGCTGATATAACTGCAATATTCAATAAGGTTCAAGCTTTTACGGAGCTGCCAACTATAGCTCCAGAAAATTACCAGGTAACTATAGAAGGTGATCCAACAAATAGTTTTGATGATTTCCATGTTTCTTTTGCACCAAAAAGCGGAACATTTGGTGAAGGTACTTGGAGTGAAACAGTTAAGCCTGGAGATAAGTACAAAATAAATAGAGATACTATGCCACATCTGTTAGTGGCATTGCCAGATGGTACATTTTTCTTTGGCCCTGCAAATGGATCTACACAATCAGGAACAATAAATGGTGTTGCTTGGGAGGTAAAGATTCCAAGCTGGGGTGAACGTATTGCTGGGGATACAACAACAGCTCCAGATCCAAGTTTTATTGGTAATCCTATTAATGACATATTTATCTATAAAAATAGACTAGGATTTCTTGCAGATGAAAATGTAATACTTTCCAGGGTTAGATCATTATTTAGTTTCTTTCCAGAAACAGTTACTACTGTTTTAGATAGTGACCCTATAGATGTTGTTGCTAGTAATAACAGAGTAAGTATTCTTAAATATGCAATACCCTACCAAGATGAATTAATTTTATTTAGTTCGCAATATCAATTTAGATTTAATGCAGCAGAAACAATATTAACTCCAGCAACTGCACAAATTACAGTTTTAACGCAGTTTGAAATAGATACAAATGTTAGACCACAACTAGCGGGTGGAGGTATTATATTTTGCCAGGCAAACGGTGATTTTTCACAATTTAGAGAGTTTAGTGTTCGGGGTGCTGGTACTGCTTTAACTGCTGATGCACAAGATTTAACAGGTTATGTATCTGCTTATGTGCCAAGTAGTGTTTTTAAAATTACTGTCAATGATACAAGTAATGCTTTATTTGCACTTAGCCATAAAACAGGATTTACAAATAGAATTTACGTTTACAAGTATTTTTTAAGAAGTGGCAGTGGAGGTGTAGAAAGAGCACAGTCAAGTTGGAGTCATTGGACTTTTGCTGGAGCAGATGAAATATTGCAAGTGCTTTGTATTAGAGAAACTTTGTTTTGTTTAATGAGATACGGCACAAAAGTATTTTTAGAAAAGATACCAGTACAAGATCGTAGTCCAGAACCTCCTTCTGGTAGCCCCTATCCATTGTTGCTAGATAGAAGAGTTTCTACAACAACTGATACCCCATCAGCCATGAGGGTGGCTTCTGGAACTTATAACGCTACTGCAAACACAACTACCTGGACATTGCCTTTTACTGCTGCTGCCACTACTCAGGCATGGTCAGGATTTCATACTACATTTAATGGCGGTGTTTTACTGTCAACAATAACTTCTGGCACTTCTATTACTGCCTCTGGAAATTGGGCTAATGCTCCAGTATTTTTTGGCGAGCAATATGAATTTAGATACAGGTTTACAAAATTCAAATTATATAAAGAAATTGGAGGAGGTAAAGCTGCTGCAAACGTAGAAAGAACACAAGTAAGACATGCAAAACTTAGATACCACGAAACTGCATATTTTGATATTGAAGTTACAGCAGAAAGAAGAAATACATCTATTTATAAGTTTGACGGAACAGTATTAGGTAGTCGTATATCTTTAATAGGTTCTGCATTGCCTAATGGCTATAACCCAGATGACAACAGGTTTAAAGAGGGTGTATTTACTATTCCAATAATGTCCAGGGGAGAAAGATGTGTAGTAGAAATTAAAAATGACACACCGCATCCATGCAAGTTTTCTACTTGTGAATGGACTGCCTTAATTACAGGTAAAGCGAGGTCATTACGATGAAATTAATTGAACCTACTACAGAATTTATAAAAGAGGTTGGCTTTGAGATGAGAGAAGCTGATGAGTTAGAAGTACGTCTTAGTCATGACTTAGATCCTTTAACTGCTGTTATAGAAAGTGCAAAAAATTCTAATATTTGCAAAGTTATAGAAGGAGATAATGGAAACCCTGTTGGATTAACTGGTGTTACAAATCAATCAATATGGTTATTAGGCACAGATGAATTAACAGCTACAAAAAATCATAGAAAAACTTTATGTATTGATGGTATTAAATGGGTTCAATATTGTCTTGATAAAACAAAAAAACCTATAGGAAATTGGGTATATCACGAAAATAAGTCATCAATTAAATGGTTAAAATATCTTGGCTTTACGGTTGAAACCCCTAGACCGTATGGCCTTTCTAGGGCTTTGTTTTGTCAATTTTGGAGGACTAACTAATGATTGCACCAGCGGTAGGTTTTGGTATTGTTTCTGGTGGTCTTAACTTTTTAAGTGGGATAGCAAACTACCAGGCACAAAAACAAGATTATGTTAATAAATTAGCTTATAAAAAAGCATCTGATGAATTTGCTACCTGGTCTGCCAGGCAGCAAGCATCTCAGGCAGATTTGAATAATCAATATAGGTTTTGGGGAGAAAAAATAAATTACGGTCAAAGTCTTGCATATACAAATTCTCTTAGAAATTATGAATTAAGCAAAGCAATAGTTAGTGCAGAAGAAGTTGCAAGAGCAAGGGCATCTGCTGGTGCAGATTACATAAGTACAAGCGAAGCGTTTGCTCAAGGGTTTCAACAAGAAGCAATGTCTGATGCCGTAGCTTTATATCAATACAATGTGCAAGCATTAAAAGCTAGAAGTACTATTGCAGCGGGTGCTACGGAAGGGCCATCTGTTGATAGGTTAATGAATGATTACGCAAGGCAAGTAGGAGATTTTACAACTTTAAAACGTATAAATGATGGATTTAAAGAAAGTCAATACAACAGGCAACAAGCTGGTGCTGTTTCTCAATATCTAAATCAATACAATAGTCAGCAGTTTTATCAACAGCAAGAATATCTTGATCCTATTCCACCATTTGCTCCATTACCTACATTGATCGGCCCTGCTGGGCCATCAATGGTTGGCAGCGGGCCAAGTTCAGGGGCAGCATTACTTGGTTCTGTTGCTGGTGGTTTATCTGCTGGACTATCTACTTATGGAGCATTGAAATAATGGTACAAGAACTTCCAAAAAACCAATTAAACCCTACTGCTAAACCAGTAAATAGATTTTTGTCTTATAGGTCAGAGCAACCCGCTGCACCGCCTAAGTTAGTAGAGATGCCAACTCCAAAAGGTGTCAACATAATTCAACGATCTAACGAGATGAGTGTTCAAGGCTACAACAGCTTTAAACAATTATCTGATGCCTTAAAACAAACAAGCCAGGCTGTTAGTCAGCTAGGGCCAGTTGTTAAAAGTATTGAAGAACAGAAAGGTAGAAATGATGTGTTAAAAGCTTATTCATTAAGCAATAAACAAGCTATAAATAATGCAGAAAATTACGCTGCAACTAATAAGCAAGTGTCCAGAGAAGATGCCATTGCAGGCATGATGATGGATGAAGTCAACCCCTGGAGGCAAAAGGCAAGAGAAGATCAACTTAGTAAATTAGCTGCTGGTGAAGCTGGTATATACATGGATAGGGTGTACAACAAATACGCAGCAGAAATAGTATCTTTAGATCCTTTAAACCCAAGATTAGATCAAATAAAAGCAGAGGCTGTTACACAATTAGCCCAGGATTGGGGAGTAGATGAAACAAGTGCAAGTTTTATTGATTACACAATTCCTTCTGTGAACAAGTCATGGCAGGGTTTTAACAGTAAACATTTAAAGGCATATACAAAATTTCAGAAAGAATTACAAAAAACATTAACTAAAGCACAGCTATACCAAGCATTAACAAATTGGAAAAAAGAGGAATTAACAGAAAATGATTTAGTAGCAAGTTTAGGAACTATTCTTAATGACCAAGTAAAAAAATTAGGTTTACCTTTAGAGCCAACAGAATTTAAAAAAGATGTTTTATTGGCATTAAGAGCACAGTTAGAAGTAGAAGCTATAGATCCAAATAACAAACATTCTCAAAGAGCTGCTAGTTATTTAGGAATGTTAGAAAGTGTGCCAGTGCACATGGTTACAGATGACGAAGGTAATGTCACCAAAATAACTACTGCTGGTGAAATGTTTGGTGCAGATTTTCTTATTGAATCTAATAAAATTGGCAATGCTGCACATCAAATAAATAAAAGAAAAGAAGAGGCAGCAGAAAAAGATTTTGTTCTTAGATGGGCCGAAACTATTGTTCCATTAGAAAAAGGTAGTGCAGAATATAACGCTGCTGTAGCTGAATTATTGTCAGATGAAAATATTCCATACGATAAAAGAATAACACTGTTCCAGGAAATAGATCAGTTAGATGAAACTGCTGCAAAGACTACATTTAATACTGCACCTGTAGAAGAGATATTTGCATTAAATCAAAGCAGGCATGGGGTTAAATACGATGAAGTTGCAGTTAGAAAAGAATTAACTGAAGCATTGGCTGGTATTCCTCCAGAGCTTGCAGAATATAAGACAAAGAAATGGCAAGAATTTGCAACCATGACAAGACAAAAAAGGTCTGAAGCTGGTGGTGCTTACGAGACATCCATAATTAACAATAAAATAAAAGATAATACAAAATTACAAGTAGAAAAGTATTACAAAGAATTAGGAGGTTTATATACGGATGAAAATATTGATATTAAAACAGTCAATTTACAATCTTACATAAGTAATTTACAAGTTAATCGACAAGAAGGAGCTATTACATATAGCAATGCTTTAGAAGACAAAATATACGCAGATTTATCTAATGCGATAAACGAAAAAGGAGATTTAGACCCAGCAGAACAAACAAAAATTATTACTAATAGTATTGCTGAATTTAATAAAGATGAAGAATCAATTAAAAGTATGTTTCCTTTGCCAAAAAACAAACAAAAAAAAGATGAAAAACCAATAGATGCTCCACCTACTTACAGAATTGATGCGGCAGATACAATTCCTATGTCAAGAATAGAAAAAAACGATTATAAACAATTTGCATTATTTGATAAAGAAAGCACACAAAAAGTATTGAAATTAGTAATGGAGGGAAATCCTATACCTGTACCCATGCGATCAGCAGCAAATAAATACAATATCTCGCCATATCAGTTACTTATTGATACTTTAGAGCATTATAGAGATGAGGAGTTCTACCCTAGTGAAGACACAAAAAACTTTCTTTTAAAAAAAGGAAACAAGCTGAAAGGATTAAAAGATTCAGCTAAAGGGTTTTCTCCAGGAACAGGTCAATTATCTGATGCTACTAATTACATCGCTTATGTCTTAAGTGGTACAGCACCAAAACGATTTATTTACAGAGGTTAAGTTATGCCATTAGAACAAGATCCAAACACAAACGAATTAATCACTAAACCTGTTGAAGAAGAAGAAACTCTTGTTGCAGAAGTTGAAGAAGAAACAGAGAAAAAGCAAGGAGAACTTGATCACCCCTGGTGGGATGTAACAGAAGGCAGAGGCGGTGCAGCTTTAGAGTCAGTTAAAAATTTTGCTGGCAAAGTAAAAGAAGGAAATGTAACAGGCGGTGATGTTGGTGATTTATTTGGCTCTTTATTGCATTTACAAGCTGAATTAACTTTACCTGAGCATTTAGATAATACTTATGCTTTAGGAACAATAAAAGCTATTGGTAATGCGACAAAAGCTATTACTGATATGAGAAAAGGAAATTATACAGATTATGCAATAGGTAGAGGTGCGGACGAATTTGTAGAAAGTGGATACAAAGCAGGCGGTTTTAAGCCTCCTTCAGAAATGACAACCGCTGAAAAAAGAGGTGATGATTTCAGGTCATCTTTAATGTTAAATGCTTATTTAGCGGCTGCTTCAATGGGTGTTGGTGGATTACTAAGTGCTTCTAAGATTCCTTTCGTTCAAAAAGCAGTTCAAGGCTTAGATCCTACAAAAGCAAAAAACTTTATGCGGGCAATAGGTAGGGTTGCTGCAATAAATGCCATTGATGAAATACCAAGTACATTTTTAGATGACAATAGAGGAAACTTTGGTACTAAACCTGGAATGAGTTTTTCTGAGGCATCAAATGCTGCTTTCGGTTACAACCAACTTATGTCTGGTTTGGCTTCAGTAGGTTTAAATGCAATACCGTTGCAACAGCTTTTTGCAAAAAAAGCAAAAGAATTAGAACTTTTTCAAGAAGCTAAAAGAGCATTAAAAGGGGAATCTATGACTACCCCAAGAAGGATGTATAGAAGCAAGCAAAAAGCTAATGGAATTATTACAGAGGATGCTGGTGGTAAATTTGCTTTTACAAAAAACGTAGATCCTGATGGCACTAATGCTGAAAAAGTTACAGCAAAAACACCAGAATCAGATTCAGTTGAAGAAGCATTACAAAATTTAGATAATACATTAATATCAGAAGTTGATAAAGCAGAGACAAACATACCTGAAGTAATAGAACAAATATCTAAAAGAGCTGGTGACGGTGATCAACAATTACTAAAATATAGCGATGTATCTGCACCGACAGAAAGCCTTGCAATAACTGATATTAATGCTCGTATAGGGCAAGTGCCAACAGATAATTTAATGTCTCTTGCAAATCCTAAAAATGGCACAGAGTTGTTTGACGTAATATCAGATGCCACAGGCAAAGAATTTGAAGAATTTACAAGAGTAGATGTTGTTAATGGTATTAAAAAATTAGAAGGTGAAGGCAGAACATTAATGCCTAACAGGTTAATGGGCATGCCAATTATGAATGTAAATGAAATAAAGTTAGATCCAGTAAAGTTTCAATATAAAGGCGGTGTTGATGCTCAAGGAGTACAAAAAGGTCAATCATTAGAAGGTGTAGAAAAATGGAATAACGATGCAGAAGGTGTAGTCCAGGTATGGGAAGATTCAGACGGAATAGTTAATATGGTTAATGGACATAACAGATTGCAAAAAGCAAAAGAGCTAGGCATACCTACAGTTAAAGTTGAATTTTTAGATGCTCCAGATGCTATAACTGCAAGGCAACAAGGAGCATTAACTAATATTGCTCAAGGCGGTGGTACTCCTTTTGATGCGGCTAATTTTTTAAAAGAATCAGATATAACAAGTCCAGAACAATTAACAGATATAGGAGTTCCATTAAAGTCTGGTTTAGGAGCAAAAGGTTTAGCTCTTAGCAAATTGCCACAAAATATTTACCAGGACGTATTAGACGGCAAAATAACACAAAACAGAGGATTATTGCTTGGTGGTAGTGGTCTTGATGAAACTGGTATGCAAACTGCATATAAAGTTTTACAAAAGAAAGACGTAACTGACGCAACTTTTTCTGAAGTATTGCAACAAGCTAAAAATGCTCCTACAGCAGAAGGCGGCCAAGTTGATTTGTTTGGTAATACAGAAATGTTAAATTTAATGATTGAAAAAGGTCAGTTAGCAGCATCTATTAGAAGAAATTTAGTTCAGGATCGTAATTTATTTAGAAGAGCTGGTCAAGGAGCAGATAGACTGGAGGCTGCTGGTAGTAAAATTGACAGGTTTGAAGCTGCAAATCAAAAGAATTTTGCTGAATCTGCAATAGCACAGTTTGATGCGGACAAATATGCAGATACAAATATAAGCAAGTTATTAAATGAAGGTGCAGAACAGATTGGTCAGGGAGCAAAAGTTGGAGTAGTTACAAGAAGAATACAGCCAAAAATAATAAATGAAATATTAGATAATCCTGTCTTACCTACTAAAACACCTGAGATACAAACAGAATTACCTACTGCAACAGAATTACCTAGTAGGCAGGCAATGATAAACAATATTATTAAAAAAGCTGCAATAAATGGAGAAGTAAGACCTCCTAGTACACCTTTAATACAAACTCCTAAGCCATCAGACGTAAGTATCAGCAAAGTAATTAAAGAGCTAGACGAAGGTATAGAAAAAGGTCAGATAGAAGCAAGTGACGATGCAATACGTTTGTTTAGTGACGAATTAAGGCTTGGTGATGAGCACAAAACTTTAGATGACGCTATAAATGCAGATCGTGTTGCTGCTAAAAGAAATGAAATAGGTTGGGATAACAAGACTTATGAGCAAAAAAAGAATGAAGATTTTTTAAAAATTATGGAAGAAAGTAGCAAAAAGTTTGTTAGGCAAATGGAAATTGATCCTATTAATAAATTAAAAAAAGAGATTCCTAATTTATCTATAGATCAATTACAAGCTAAAAAATTAGAGTTAGAAAAAGGTGGTTATCCACTTACAAAAAGAGTTGCAGGCAATATACAAAGAAAAAGAAATCAATTCCCTTATGTAGAAACTAAACAAAAAGCTGAACAAGCAAGATTAGATTTAGTTTCAGATGAAAACTTAAATAAAATATATAAAGATGGCGAGGAAATAGGCGATCAAATATTTGAAGCAGAACTAAAAAGAATTGAAGATTTAGAAGCAAATGCGTCTAATAGCTTAGATCCAAGATTGATAGGTCAAGCAGAGTATGATCTGGTGTTAAATGAATTAAATAATAAAACTACACAAGGATTTAAATTGCCTAATGAATTTGCAAGAATGAAGCCTCGTTATGGTTTAGGTGAAATTGAATTTGATAATGATTTAGACAGGGTTGCATACATTATTAGAAGTAAAGCTAAAAAATCTGCAAGAGAAGATGACATAGTTGCGATGTTAAAACAGCAAGGTGTAGATCCTGAAGCTGCAAGAAGGCATGGAAGCAAGGTACATCAATTTGTAAAAAACTATGTAAAGGAAGAAACTGGTAGTGCTGCTGCTAACAATGCTGCTGGCATGCTTATAAAAGTACCTGACCAGGGATTTTTTGAAGCACCAAGCATGAGTTTTGCTTCAGGTGTTGATTTTACTGGTGGTACTTATAACGAGGCAAATGTAAGGAGAGCATTAGAGCTATATAAACAAAGGCTAAAAATTAATCAGATGGATCAACTTGCTGATTATGGACAGCGTATTGCAGATGATGCAGAAGGTATTTTAAATCAAAGCAAAGAGTTGGCCTATGAAGCAAATAAAGCTTTAAAAGAAGCGATGGTTATTTCTGGTATAGAACCAGGCAAAGTTAAATTTTTAGATGAACTTAATATGGATCAAATGTTTTCTTTTGAAGATAACGTAAGATCTACGGCACAATGGCGGCCTGACATAGCTACTTTTATGGCTCGAAATCCTTCTGATCCTCTAAGTAATATGGGGGTGGGTCAAACATCGGCAATATTTGTTCCTCCTGATTATCAAGGTGCGATGAGAGGTTCGATTTATTTGTCTCTTCATGGGAATTTGAGAAGACGTTTAGGAGGCGAGTTATCAGGTGTTTCACAGAAAGGTAGAAGGTTTTTTGCTGATGCTGGTCATGAAGCATTTCATGCAGTACAGGGCATGTTAAATAAGTTAGGTGATAAAAGGTTAGCTAATGCTTTAGAACAACCAAAAGCTATAGAAGAGATGATTTCTATTATTAAACGATCTCAAGGTAATTTTCAACCTGGTATGAACAATAAAGAAATACAAGCGGAAGCATTTGGTCAATGGTTTAGCGATAGAACAGTAAAATTACAAGACGGTGGATTAAAGGCTGTATTTGAAAGAGCTAAAAAATATTTAAATGAATTTGGCAGAAAATTAAGATTAATATTAAAAAAAGATCCTACTTATGTTGATGTTTTTGAGTTAGCAGCAAGTGGTGCTATTGCAAGAAAATCAAAAGTAAATAAATTAACACCAGTTCAATTAGAAGCAATGATAGGCAAAATGGATGCTGAACTAGACCGAAGCATCCCTGAGCTAACTCAGCGTATTAATGATTATTTGGTCGCCAAAAAGATTGAATATGAAAATATGCTGAATGGTTGGAATGATTCTGTAGCAAAAGGAGGTTGCATCTAATGTCTAAATGTGATGATTTATTTGAAAAACGTCAATCTTTAATAAGGAAAAAAGCAGAAGTTGACGAACAAATGGCAAGGATGAAGACAATACAAATGTCTAATCAAATGCCAAGTGATGACACGTTCCTGGATGCAATGGATCGTACTGCTCAATATTTAGAAGATTTAGAAACACAAAAGTTTATTAAAGAATCTATAGAAGCTAAAAAGAAACCAGGTGTAAGTATTCCTCGTAATCAACCTACTAATTTTGTAAAAGAATTAAGAGATAGACCAGAAGATGTTGTAGCTAATTGGGCTAACTATTCGCAGGCATTATTAAGAGCTGGTAAGGATACATTAGATTCCAGATTTGCATTTTTAAATTCTGATCCATTAAAAAGTGCTCAAATGCTATCAGACGCTTATGACGGTAAATTAAACATAAATCAAGCGTTAGATGCTGTTAATAAATTAACGGAAGGTGATAAAACATTTGTAGAAGATTTAGTTAGAGCTAGATGGTTTCATGACAAAGGTAAAGAAGCATATATAAAAGCTGTTGATGATATTGATATATTTATGGAAAGAAATCCAAATGCAGAAGTACCAGCAGAGTTATTAGGTAAAACTTTTAATACTTACAAATTAGCTTTAATGAGTGAAGCTACTTATGATTTTTATAGAAACCAATGGTCTAAAGCTGGTAGAGCACAGCAAGGTAGGTTGTTCCCTGACCAGTTAGAGGTAGTGGATGATGCTGCATTTGTTATACCTGACAATATAAAAACTGCTGAAGCTTATGTAGATTCTTTAGGTATCCAGGGCAGGAAAATTACTGATACAACAGAAGAAGAATCTATTTCTAGGGTAATTACTGCTGCATCTGAAAATATAACAAGGCCAAAAGAGGCAATGGATCAGTTAAATCTTGAATTAAATAATATAAGAATACAAGGTACAGACGTTAGGAAAAGATATGATCCTAAAATGGTTAAGGATGCAAGGTTTAGACATACAAATTTATTAGCAAAAGATTCTCAATTATTTAATTTAAGAACTATGGGCCTAGCTTTTAGTTCTAATGTAGCTATGGCAATAAGAGGGCCGTATCACGCTTTATACAAAAACACTTTATACAAACCTTATGGTACAAAGCTTACTGATAGCTTTATGGAAGCATGGCAGGCAAACTGGAAAGGTTACGCTGCTGCATATAAAGCTGTTAGGGAATCAGGCAAAGAATTATTTATGGATGCCTGGAAAGGTGACAGAATGTTTTACTCAAGCAATGTAGAAACTTATGGTAAGTTTTATGAGCCAGTAGAAAAAAGAATTGCTGAATTAGAAGCTGATTTAAATGTAGAAGGAAATTGGAAAAGTTATTTAAATCCAGAAAAGTACAGAAGAGAAATACATGCTGCTACACGTTTATGGTTATTTAGAAAGACAAAACATCCAGCGGCATTAAGACCAGGATTTTCCGCACTGGCAGCTTTAGATGCACCTTTTGGTTATGGGTATCATGTCTATAAATTAAGAACTGATTTAGAAATTCAAGCTAGAAGAAATGGAGTTCAGCTAGGTTTATTTGATGAAGAATCAATAAACAAATATATTAACGATCAATTTGCAGAACAATTTTATAAATTAGATCCAACAGAAGCACAGATAAAAGCTTATAGGCAAGAGCAAAATATTCCACCTGGAATAATGGATGATAGGGCTGTTGCTGATGAAATTATAGAAACTAGAGTTGCTAACACTTATGGAGGGCCAGTTAATTTAGATGACCTTAGCAGAGGTGCGTCTGAGTTTTCACAAGACATGAGGTTTCAAAGTCCTCCTGGTGAGGGTAACTTCTTAGGTAAAAAATTCTACGAAGTTGTTAACGGAGCTAGGCAGTCATCTCCATTGTTTGACATTACTATTGCACCATACCTTGTTGCACCAATGAAAGGTGTTTCCTTGGACATGAAAGGTCTTGGTTTTGCAAGTATTAACGATTGGATAGGTCACGCTACTGGTGCTAGAAGGTTAAGCCCAGAACAAATAGCTAGTGCAAAATCCGATGCCATACTTGCAATGCACATTTGGAGCATGGCTCTTATAGCAAAAGCTAATGATCAGATAATAGGTAATGGGCCAACAAATCCAACAGAAAGGGCAGCATGGTTAACAGATTTAAAAGCAAAAGGTAAAAAACCTAACAGCATGTTTGGTGTTCCTTTGATAGGTGGTTTACCTATTGTTAATACTATGTTTTTAATAAGTGACATAATTGATTCTGGACAAACAGCGGTGAGAAGTAATTACGATAAGAAAAAAATTGCTGGTGCAATCCTAGATGTATTAGTAGGAAACATTGTTAGAAATACGTCTTTAGGTACTATTTCACAAATATTTGACCTTGCTTATGGTGATCAGTACGGAAGAAGAAGACCAATGAATTTATTTGGTTATATAGGTGGCAGTCAAATACCAGGTATAGGAATTATAAGAGGTACAGAAAGAGCAACAAATTCGCAAAAATCTGATTTATATAGAGATGCACAAATTACCAAAAAAGATGAAGAAATATATGATATTGGTGTTTTAGAAAACGCAGAAAGATTTTTAAAAAATGCTGCGTATAGTGTGACAGGTCTTGCTGGTGCTGCTGGTGGCTCTTACAAAGACAAAGATTGGTTAGGGTCTAATATAAAATTGCCTTTTGGAATGGAACTTGTTCATTATTTAGAGCATAGATTTTTCCCTCATTTGCATCCAAACGATAAAGTATATGCTGAATTGCAAATGCTGGAGCTATTAGAACCACCAAATCCATTGCTAAGAAAAAGATTAATGGATGTACCAATGGATGATGATTTACAAAAAGAATTTAATGATACCTATGGGTCTATCGCTCCAGGAGTAAACGATGTGCCCATGCTTGGGCCAGTTGCAAGAGCAGAATTAGGTGGGCCTAATAAATCAATAAGAATTAGTTTACCTGTATTTGTAAATTTAAAAAGTTTAGGAATTAGACAAAAAACATCAAAAGAAATAGTGGATATAAAAGTAAATCCATTATTAGAAAAACATGTATTTGACGAAAAAGGTAATGGTCGAAAATTTATAGATGCTGCAAGGTCACTAATGAATGATCCTATATATATAAATATGCAGGCAGATCCAACAACTACTGCTGATGTAAGAGTAGCAGATAAAACAAATGCAGATTTAAAAAGGATGCCTGGCTATTTAATGATGGCTCAACTAAAGAAATATTATGAATTGATTACAACAGATGCTATAGGAAGAAGTGATTCTGCTGCTGCTATGAAGTGGCAAGAACGTACTAATATGTTGGAAATAGAACTAAGAGATCAAGCTTTAACAGAAGCAAAAGCTACAGTAAATAATTTATCTGGTCAAAATCCTGTTCTTGAGTCAAAATAAGGTTACAATAGCGTAGAACTCTACTTAGCAGCAAAAACCACGACCTAAGAAAATACGACATTTAACCATTAGGTTATAGATGCCACTTTCTTATGCCACTTTTACTGGAAATTCTGGAAGTCCACAAAATACTTTCACGATTCCGTATAATTACATTCTTAAAGATCATATAAAAGTTTATTATGGTCGTGATATTTTAGCCAATACACAAACATCATTATTAGTAAGCGGAACAGATTATAACTTTACAAGCGATACAACAATACAATTAATTGGTTCAACAATTAATTCAGGAACTACTATTGGGAATCCACATAATTTAGCTAATGGTGTTGTCTTAACTCTTGAAAGAGATACACCTGATAGTAGTCAAATTGTAGAGTTTGCAGATGGATCAAACCTTATAGGTGATAATTTAAATAACGCAAATTTACAAAATTTATTTGTAGTCCAGGAGCAGCAAGATAAGAATGATTTGTCTGCGGCTAAAGCTATTGCGGCAGAAACAGCATCAAACACTGCTACGGCTAATGTTGCAAATTTAACAGGCACACAATTTGCCAGTAATGGCTCAATCCCAATGTCGGGAGATATTAATGCTAATAGCAATAAAATTAAAAATCTTGCTGACCCGACCAATGCACAAGATGGTGTAACTAAAGCATATCTTGAAAGAGCTGGAAGTATTACATCAACGCAAATAGCAAACGGAACTATTGTCAATGACGATATAAATGCAAGTGCAAATATTGCTGGAACAAAAATTAATCCTTCATTTGGATCTCAAAATATAACTACTACTGGTACTGCGGCAACAGGTGCGTTAACAGTTACAGGCAATATAAACGTATCAGGAACAGTAGATTCAAGAGACATAAACGCTGATGGTACAAAACTTGACACCGTAGAAACTAATGCAAAAGATGATCAGACAGCAGCAGAAATAAAAACTTTATTGCAGTCAAATAAAATTACTGACAGCGAGATAGAAACAGGCACTTTAGATAATAGGTACTATACAGAAGCAGAGGCAGATGCAAGATTTTATAATTTAGCAAGTGCAGAAGAGATACAGTCAGGAGAAACCTGGATTGCTGCTGACAATAAGGTTGCAACGACAGCAGCTATAGATGCAAGAGTTATAGACCTGGTGGATGATGTTGGTGGTTTTGTGCCGATAGCAAACGAACTAAGTTTCCCCAATACAAACCCTGATATTAATAATGGTGCTGGTACTTTAGTTAGTATTCAAGGACTCAGTACAGCTTATACATCTGATGGTGGCGGCCAATTTACTATTGCTAATGGAACTATAGGAAACTCCACTGTAACGATTACAGGAGCTACAGCAAGCACTACATTTGCTGCTGGTTTTGGAATGATATTAGAAACTACTACAACACTAAATACTTATACATTTCATAGACTTGTACCAAAGGCAACAGAGGTAACAACTGTTGCTGGTAATACATCAAATATTAATACAGTTGCAGGCATAAGCAGTAATGTAACTACTGTTGCTGGTATAGCATCTAGCGTTCCTACTGTTGCTAACATTGCATCTAATGTAACTACTGTCGCTGGTGTTTCTTCAAATGTCACCACTGTTGCAGGGATTAGTGGCAATGTGACAACTGTAGCTGGTATCAGCAGTAATGTAACCACAGTCGCTAATGATGGTACTGACATAGGAACTGTTGCTGGATCTATTAGTAATGTCAATACAACAGCAGGGTCTATAGCAAATGTAAATACTGTTGCTGGTTCTATATCAAACGTAAATACAGTTAGTTCAAATATTACAAACGTAATAAATTCTTCAAATTACCTAAATAATTTTTTGCAACTTTATTTAGGTGAAGCATCATCTGATCCAACTGCTGATGGTTTAGGTAATGCGATAACAGAAGGCGATTTGTACTTCAACACTGTTGATAAACGTGTTCGTGTTTTTAACGGATCTGTTTTTCAAAATCTTGCTGAAGGTGCAATAGAAGTTGCCAAGTTTGCAACAGCAACTTTTAACGCTTTGTACACAGCTTCAGCAGGGTCAAACAATATTGACCTGGGCGGCCTTGCTGTGTCTGGGGCGGTATTTTCTAATGAAGCTATTGCTGCGAATCGTGTATCGCTAGGCAAAGGTTCTGGCACATTTAATTTAGGAGGAATTTAACTACCATGCCTGACCAATTACAACTAAGAGGTGGTTCTACCACTGAACATAATTCATTTACTGGTGCTGCAAGAGAAGTCACAGTAGATACCACAAAGAAAACATTAGTAGTCCATGACGGATCACAGGCTGGTGGTACTCCACTTATGAGAGAAAGTGGTGGTGGAGTTAATGCAACTATAAATGGTGTAAGCGTAGGTAAAGGAGCGAACTCTGTTTCTGGTAACACTGTTCTTGGAGAGAGTGCTTTAGATGCTTCTGTTTCTGGTGGAAATAATACTGCTATTGGTAAAAATGCTTTGGGTACAAACACAAGTGGAGCAGAAAACGTAGCCGTTGGTACTGGTGCTTTAGATGCAAATACTACAGCAAGCTTTAATACAGCAGTCGGTTATAATGCTTTAGCCACAAATACGACTGGAGCTGATAATACTGCTGTAGGTCGTGCAGCTTTATTTTCAAACACAGGATCTAATAACACAGCAGTAGGTAAAGAAGCTTTAAAAATCAACACTTCGGGAAGTAATACTACAGCAGTAGGTAGAGCAGCACTCCTTGTAAACACAACTGGAGAATCTAATACAGCACTTGGTAGTAGTGCTTTACAAAGTAACACTACAGCAGATAATAACACTGCTGTAGGTAAATCTGCTTTACTTGCAAACACAACTGGAACATCAAACGTAGCTGTCGGTGCTTTTGCGTTAGATGCTAATACTACAGGCAATAACAACCTTGCAATAGGTAGTAGTGCCTTGGGTGCTGTTACAACAGGATCACAAAACGTTGCTGTTGGTGGTCTTTGTTTAGATGCTGTAACTACTTCTACCTACAACACAGGTATTGGTTATGCTGCTGGATCAGCTTTAACAACAGGTGGATTTAACACAATACTTGGAGGTAACGCATTAGTAACAGCCACTAATGCTAATAACAACGTGGCTGTTGGTTATAATGCTATGAACGCAACTACAAGTGGTGCTGAAAACGTAGCTGTTGGTTTTGCAGCGTTAGACGCAAACTCATCAGGTAGTGCAAACATTGCAATTGGAAATAATGCTTTAACATCTGCTACAACTAGTTCTAATAATGTAGGTGTTGGTAATAATGCTTTATCAAGTAATACTACTGGAACATTTAATACAGCCCTAGGTGCTAACGCATTAGATGCTAATACCACAGCAAGCAACAACACAGCAGTTGGTTTGAACTCATTAACAGCAAACACAACTGGAGCTGGTAACACAGCCGTAGGAGGAAACGCTTTAGATTCAAATACTACAGCAGAGGAAAACACAGGTATAGGTTATTTAGCGTTAGAAGTAAACTCAACTGGACAATATAATACTGCTGTTGGAGCAAGAGCATTAGACGCTAATAGTACAGCAAGTAACAATACGGCAGTTGGCAGACAAGCTTTAACAACAAATACTACTGGGGCAAACAATACAGGAATTGGGTTTCAGAGTTTATTAATGAACACAACTGGAGCTAATAACACTGCTGTTGGAGCTAACGCTTTAGATGCTAATACAACCGGAGAAATTAATACTGCTGTTGGTAAAGATTCATTAGGTTCAAATACAACAGGTTCTAATAACACTGCTGTTGGTAATGAAGCATTAACTACAAATACAACAGGTGCAAATAACGTCGCTGTTGGTAAAGATTCCTTGCAAGCAAACACAACTGGAGCTAACAACGTAGCTGTAGGAGCTTTCGCTTTAGATGCTCAAACTACTGATTCAAATAATACTGCTGTTGGTTATAAAGCTTTAAGTGAAAACACTCAAACAAATAACACTGGTATTGGTCATCAAGCTTTAATGTCAAACACAACTGGGGCACAAAACGTAGCTGTAGGTAGTGCAGCCTTAGATGCTAATACCACAGGAGGTGATAATAATGCTTTCGGTCATATTGCTTTAGGTAAAAGCACAACTGCCTCAAACAATTGTGCTTTTGGAAGAAGTGCTGGTCAAGAAGTTACTACAGGAGGTAGCAATACACTAATAGGTCACGATGCTGGCGGTAATACCAGCACAGGGGATTCAAATACTTTTGTTGGAAGAAGTTCTGGAGTTGTATGCACAACTGGTACAAATAATATCTGTATAGGTACTCATGCAGACTTATCTAATAGTGATGCTGATAACAGAATTGTAATTGGTCGCACTATATCGGGAGGAACTGATAATACTTTTTCCTTTGGTAAACAAAGCAATGTTGTTTCAAATACTTTTACCTCAAATGCTACTTTCACTAGAAACTCTGATGTTTCATTAAAAAAAGACATTCTTACAAATGAGGATTGCGGTTTAGACTTTATAAATGACTTAAGGACAGTTACATTTAAATGGATAGATGACAGCAGTTATAAAGAAAAAATGTATGGATTTATTGCACAGGAAGTTAAGGCAGCATTAGATAAGCACAACATCACAGATTTTAACGGATGGAATGAACAACCAGATGGATTACAAGGTATTTCATACGAAATGTTTATCATGCCTCTAGTAAAAGCAGTACAAGAATTATCAGCAAAAGTCACAGCCCTCGAAGCAGGGTAAACTGTAAACAAATCTATTTCTAATTATGGAAGAAAGAACCGCAGATG